CTGGGAGGACGTCGAGCTTGATATGCCGGCCTACCCTCAAATGGGTACTATGTCGGAGAGAGAAGCCAAAACAAAAGGTATTGGACCTATTGAATCAGGTTCAACGGCCTTGTCTAAAATTAGTCGTAGTTTAATTGGAGTTCCCATGCTCAGTGATGCGGCTACGATGGCAACTTGGGCTCTAGATATTGTCAGTGGAGTAGCGAACGTCTTCGGGTGGTCGCGTCCACGTAATCAAGATGTACAAAAACTCATGGTTACAGATTGGATGTATAATACATCGACAGCAGATTCAGCAGACAATTCGCGTACCTTGGCAATGTTCGAAAAGAACACTGTTGAAGTATTACCCGGCTTCGCTGGGACCGAAGTTGATGAACTTTCTTTCGACGCTTTTCTTACGATTCCTACTGTGTTAAACAAATTTTCATGGCAAGCTTCTAATGCTGTAGGTTCTCTCCTTAGCACTATAGAGGTTTCGCCGTATACCGCTGTGGCCAGAACACTAGATGGTCTAGCGGGCAAAAACAATACCCCTATGTCACTCCTATCTGATATGTTTGAGCTGTACAGAGGAGATATAGTGATTACCTTCATGATCATCAAAACGGAGATGCATTCAGGTAGATTGAGTTTTTCCTTTCAACCCGTCCATGATGTTCCCACAGGAAGTCTATCCTTAGCTCAGACAAACTATACCTTAAGAGAGGTTGTTGATTTGAGAGAGAAGTCAATTGTAACTATGAAGATACCATATCATGGTCCAACTCAGTATAGATTCACTAAAGGGACGAGAGCTTCCTTAGGTAAGGTTTTGGTCCATGTGGTCACTGAATTGGTGGCTCCAACTACAGCCGCACAGAATATCGAGATACTTCCTTGGATCAGCGCTGCAGAAGGCTTCGAATTCGCCGTCCCGTCTCAAACTCTCCAGATACCAGTTTCTGGTCTCGCGATTGATCCTGCTCCTCAGAGTGGGTTTATCGGTGACTACGAAGCGGGGAAAGATACTCTTGCACCCGCGAGATTCTGTGTAGGGGAGAGAATTAGTTCATTGCGTCAATACCTAAAGACTTGTAGAGTTGTGACTAACAAACTTTCCACCTTCGGTATAGGAGTTACTACTATTGCACCTTTCATTATTCCAACCTTGTATAGGACAGGGGGAGTTTCCAACTACCCTGCTGTATACGGAGGGCATGTTCATGCCTTCTCATCCATTTTTGCCTTCTCTAGGGGGGGCATGAGAATAAAGGCTATGGACAAAAACCTGGATATTGAGAAAGGAGC